CTCACTGATGGTGAGAAGCACTTCCTCACAAATATTTTCCGTTTCTTTACACAAGGTGATATCGATGTTGCGGGTGGTTATGTAAAGAACTATCTACCATATTTCCCTCAGCCTGAAATCCGTATGATGCTGATGGGTTTTGCAGCAAGGGAGGCTCTCCATGTGGCAGCCTATTCACATCTTATTGAAACGCTTGGGATGCCAGAGTCCACGTATCAAGAATTTCTTGAATACGACTCAATGCGGGCCAAGCACGACTACTTTACAGATTTGTCGAATTCAGATGGAACACCTGAATCAATCGCGACCAATATCGCTGCATTTAGTGCATTCACTGAGGGTATGCAACTGTTCTCATCCTTCATCATGCTCCTCAACTTCCCTCGTCACGGAAAGATGAAGGGTATGGGACAGATTGTTACTTGGTCGATTGTTGATGAAACACAACACGCCGAGTCAATGATTAAGTTGTTCCGTGCATATGTCGAAGAGAACCGAGATATTTGGAATGATGACCTAAAGTCTAGCATCTATACCATCGCAGAACGAATGGTAGAACTTGAAGATAAGTTTATCGAACTTTCATTCTCCATGGGAGAAATGCAAGATTTGACAGAAGCAGATGTCAAAAAGTATATCCGTTACATTTGTGACCGTAGACTTATCAGTCTCGGCATGAAGGGTATTTTTAAAGTCAAGAAAAATCCACTGCCTTGGGTCGAAGAAATGATTAATGCTCCGACTCACACCAACTTCTTTGAAAATAGAGCTACAGACTATGCGAAGGGTGCCTTATCTGGCAGTTGGGAAAACGTTTGGGGAACTGCCTAGTGGAAGAACAAGAATGCTTTTCATGTGATGCCGTATTTTTGGTAGAACATGAGTTGGATGAAGAATACTACAAGACGAAATATTGCCCGTTTTGTGGAACTAAGATAACCGAAGAAGACCTCGACTGGAATGACTGGGACGAGGACGAATAAATAGTTCACACTTCGGAGTGAACTTATGGTTATTAAGAAAAAGAAGCCGTTGCCGAAGAAGGTGCATAGAGTCTATTGCACTTACTTCGACGACGGCAAATTTTATATTGGTTATTCATGTAAGACAGATAAACTATTCGAAAAGTATTTCGGTAGTTCCTCATATGTGACTAACTATGAAGGCGAAATGCGTAAAGAAGTTGTTGCTGAATATGGCAGCAAATCTCACGCAAAAGCAGTCGAACATATTCTACAGTGGGAATATCGGTTTGATGACCGATGTATCAATGACATGTGGAATGTTCGACTACGACTATCGCATTTGAAAGAATTAAAGTTGCCAGACTGGAGACCAGGATGTTTTTCGCCGCCCTCTTAATGCTAGTAGCCCTAGCTATTACAGGTGTAGCTGGTTATTTTTCGATATTAGGTTTGATGGCTATCTTTCCTGCTTCACCTATTGCCGTTGCGGCCATGGGTATCGTATTAGAACTTGCCAAACTTGTAACAGCAAGTTGGGTATATCGTAACTGGAAGATTGCCAACAAGCTATTGAAGACATACTTTACGATAGCTGTCATTGTCCTTTCGTTTATCACGAGTATGGGCGTATTCGGGTATCTAAGTAAAGCACATATTGAACACACCACTGTAGGTGGTTCAGCCCAATTGCAGATTGCACAACTAGAAAGTCAGAAGACTTCGGCAGAAAGGAGACTAAAGAATGCCCAAACATCTTTGGATACTTTGGACCGACTCTCTTCTGGCGAAAATATCCTCGACGCTAATTTCATTAGAAATAGACAAAAGAGGGAACGCGCGGTCCTTAATAAGGAAATTGAGGGTGCGACTACAGACATTCAGACTATTGAGACTAATCTCATACCGCTCAAAACAGAAAGTCTCGCACTCGAAGCGGAAGTAGGACCAATCAAATATGTTGCGGAACTGTTTTATGGTAGTGGTGATAATGCCACTATCGACAAGGCCGTTCGCATGATGATTATCATTCTTATCTTTGTTTTCGACCCACTGGCAATTCTTTTGATAATTGCAGCAAATATGACGTTTTTAGGGTTGACAAAGAAGGAAGAAGAGCATATAATAGGAACTGTTGAAGTCGAAGAGTATGTTCCACCTCCCCCTCCACCCACTACGGCACTAAAATCTGTTGTTCGTAAAGTTAAACAGAATAGGGCAAAAAAAGCTAAGGTGGAAGAAGTACCAGATTTTTTTAAATTTGAGAAACACGGTTCTACCCACGACTTACAAGCACCCGACCCTCCGCGCAGAAATGCAAGAGGACAAATAATCGTTAATGAAGATAATATTAGGAGAATGTGAAATGATGACTACAGTTGAAGCTATGCGTGAAGACCTTAAGAACAACCTTCGGGTTAAGGTAGGCACTGTTACTTTTACCAAACAGAATGGTGATGAACGTATTATGCGCTGCACTCTTCAGGAATCAGTGCTTCCCGCGCAGACTGACCTTGAAGAATCGATTCAGAAAAAAGGTCCTACTGATTCGCTGGCCGTATGGGACCTTGATAAGAATGCATGGCGCTCTTTTCGCTATGATACTGTAATTTCAGTGAAATTTGAGGGTTGACAAATACCTTAATATATCGTATAATGAGATATATTGACAAGGAGTGATTATGTATAAACTTAAGGTACCCATTGCAGAATCGAAGTTTGTTGGCACCGAGCCCGTCTGGGCAGATGGTTATGAACCAACCAACTATCAACGAGAATACGGCAATGCCTTGAACTGGTATAATTATGTTGCCGAAACCAAAGATTGCCGTGCATTTTTGGTAGATTGGTTCAAGAGTGACAAAGAGAAGCTAAAGGCTCTCGGTCAGGTACCTGATAAGTTTCTGCCGCGCACCTATGCCAATACCGCTCGTATTGCCATGCGAGGTTTCCCAGTCAGTGAGGTTCACCAGAACCGCATATGGGAAAAGGTACAAGAGGTAGTAGGTAAGCGCACAAAGTCCGACGAAGATGAACCTGTTGCTGCACCTGTAGTTAAGATTGTGAAGCCCGTTAAACTGGCTTCTACCTTCATCGTATCAGATGTCAACGATGAAATCGAAAATCTAATCATCGGTGAAGACCCTAAGACCATGGGGCAAATTCTAATGCCATATAAGATGTCCGATAAGCAATATGCGGACTGTGCGGAGAAGTTACAGCCTCTTCTGGCTGAATTCTCTGAGGTTCTAGAACTTCGTCGGACTGACCGCAAGACACTTACCGAAGAACAGATAGAATTTGTAGATTCGTTTCCGTTCTCTGGCATCACAATCATTAAAAAGGTTGTCCAGCTTATTGAAGGCTACATCAATGACCTTAAGAAGTCATATATCAGTAAGCAGGTAGCTAAGGTTCGCAAGAAGAAGCCCAAAGATAAGACCAAGTTGATTCGTGGCTTGAAGTTCCTCGCCGAGGACGCTAAGTTCGGTAAGAGTGTTGACCCTATCAGCCTTCTTAACTGTAGTGAAGTCTGGACGTTCGATACCAAGACACGTAAGATTTCTCGATATTACAGTCCAGTTGGTGGTGGCATCACAGTAAAGGGTGCGTCACTTGTAGGCTATGAAGAGTCTATGTCCAGTTGTAAGTTGCTTCGAAAGCCAGAAGATCAGGTCCCTGCATTTTCTGCTACTGCCAAAAAAGACTTGACAAAATGGTATTCTTCTGTTAAAAGTAAGAATGCGAATGTGCGCCCGCGACTCACGGCAACAACTCTAATTTTGAAAGTCTTTTAATGTCAGATAATGATAACGTAACGTATCTTCGACCTCGTGTGGCACCGCCTACGCAAGAAGATTTGGAATCTCTCAACTATTTTCTTGAAGGTGCTACAGAATATGCTGCATATCAGGACTCTGAGGCTTTTTCCACTGCTTGTATGAACGGTATTCTAAAAGCCGCCGGTAAGAAGCTGGGTAATCTAGATGACAATATTAATGGTGACTGTGCCGTGATTGCTGTCATGATACAGGGTATGTTTATGCGCCAAGCTGGCGTCCATTGCCCAGAAATTAATCTGTTGGATGACATTCGCGAAGTCTTAACTAGAGCCAAGAAGGATGAAAGCGAATGATAGTAGTAGATTTTAATCAGGTCGCAATTAGTAATATGATGGCAGAACTTGGTGGTCGTCGTGATGTTGAGGTAAATTTGCCTCTTATTCGTCACATGATTATCAATTCAATCCGTTCGTATAAGCGTAAGTTTGGTCCAGAATTTGGTGAGATTGTCATTGCATGTGACAATCGCCACTACTGGCGCCGTCAGTTCTTCCCTAACTACAAGGCTAATCGCAAGAAGAGCCGTGCAGATAGCGGCTTTGATTGGAATTCTATCTTCGAAGCCCTGCATCAGGTTCGTGCAGAATTGTCAGAACACTTCCCTTATCCTGTGATTGATGTCGATGGCGCAGAAGCAGATGACGTAATCGGTGCATTGGCTGAATATAGTCAGACTTCGAATACTGATGGCCTTCTGCCCAGCGCAGAGCCATTTCTGGTTCTCTCTGGCGACCACGACTTCAATCAGTTGCAGAAGTGGTCCAACGTCAAGCAGTATGCACCTGTGCAGAAAAAGTTTGTCAAGCTGACAGATAAGCCCGAAGCGGTTCTTATGGAACATATCATCATGGGTGATAAGGGTGATGGTGTTCCCAACATTCTATCAGATGATGATACGTTTGTCACTGGGTCACGCCAGCGTCCCATGAAGAAGGACAAGGTTGCAGAGTGGAAGCACCAGAAGCCAGAAGACTTCATCACCAGTGATGAAATGTGGCGCAACTTCCAGCGTAATCGTGAACTTGTAGACTTGTCACGAATTCCAGAAGATATCAAGGAAGCTATTATCGATAGCTACGAGAAGCAGCAAGGTGGCGACCGCAGTGGTCTCTTGAACTACTTCATTGCCAATCGCATGAAACAGATGATTGATTTAATCGATGAATTTTAATAATTCCGACGAGAGAGTTGGCATCACAGCCAGTTGCTTTGACCTGTTTCACGCAGGCCATGTTCTTATGCTACAGGAAGCTAAGGGACAGTGTGACCGTCTCGTAGTTGCTCTACAGACTGACCCCACGATTGACCGACCTGAGAAGAATAAGCCGGTTCAATCTCTGGTTGAACGTTATATTCAGTTAGAGGGTTGTAAGTATGTCGACCAGGTTATTCCATATACGACCGAAGAAGACTTGCTAAATATACTACAATGCTACGACTGGGATGTTCGCATCATCGGTGAAGAGTATTTCGGCAAACCTTTTACTGGTCATGAATTGGGAATTGAAACATACTACAACTCTCGTAGACATGGCTTTAGCACAAGCGAATTGAGAAAGCGAATTGAAAATGGCAACAAGACTACAGCCTAAAAAGTTTAAATATATCAATGAAGCCCTCGACTGGGCTACAGAGGTAAAGAACGTGGACGAATTGCGTGAACGGGTTCGTGCAGTATCTACGGGCAATTCTATTCTTATGCGGTTTCTTGCATGGGGTGTAGGATATGAACAGGGTCCATATAATCTACCTGAGGGTAAGACTCCCATTAAGGAAGAAGGTCTACCAGAAGGTATGTCAGATACCACAATCACAATGGAATTCAGACGGATTCTAACACTTCTTCCTAATGGTAGTGCAGCCAAGATTCCTCAATGGCGCCGCGAAGAAATCTGGATGCAGGTTTGCCAGGGAGTTCATCCCAAAGAAACAGAACTTCTGGATGCAGTGAAAGACCAAAAGATTCTTGACGTTTATCCTGCATTGGCCGATGTGCTAGAGAGCTTCCTCAATGGTTGGAAAAAGCCTGAGGTTAAGAAGAAGAAGGCATCAAAAAAGTCCGAGAGTATCTCCGAGGAATAACAAAAATATTTGTAAGAGAACAACGTATTCCAGTAATCTGGGGTGTGAAAAAACCTTGGGGTTTGTAGCACTAATAAATAACTGTTCTCGAACTTTCAAACGGAGATACTTTGATGGGCGCAATTCTGGAACATAAGCATCTAATCATTCGTGCAGAATTAAAAAATCCACCTAAATGCGTAGAAGCAATTCAGGACTGGATGAAACTTTTAGTCGATAAGATTGATATGAAGATACTTATGGGTCCGTATGCCGTGTATTCCGATATGGTAGGCAATCAAGGACTAACAGCGGTAACAATCATTGAAACTAGCCATATTGCTATGCATGTGTGGGATGAAGTAGACCCAGCATTGATGCAATTGGACGTTTACACCTGTTCGAAATTAAACATTGAAGATGTATTTCTAGCACTAAGCGATTTTGGTCCAGTGAACGTTCAATACAAGTATATTGACCGAGAACACGATTTAACGCTACTTGATAGGGGTATTATACGTGAGATACTTCCTCTTTAAGCACAATAGCGAAATCTGGCTAGTCAAAAATCCTGAACAGGTACCTAAGCCCAGAGAACTTCTACTTCAAAACTCTAATATCGAATATATCAGAGATAAAGTAAATTCTTTAGGAAAAGGCTTGACATTTCGTGATAAAGTCAGTAGAAAGAAGATACCGGCTTTAACACCAGAGCATAAACGAAAGATTGCTCTAGCGTTAAGTGGAAGCAACAACCCCAATTGGGGTGGTTTGAAAGAAGAAACAAAGGCCAAAATTCGTCTCAAAATGAGAGGGACTAGGCGTAACGAAAATAATCCTATGTATGGCAGGCGCCAATCATGGGAGTCTCGCAATCTGATAGCGATGAAAGCGAGGCATCGTAGAAGAGCGTGGTGTGTAGAGCCGTCTGGCAAAACGCATCTGGTAGACCCAGTCACGTTCATTCTACCATCTGGTTGGTTATGGGGAAGATTTTACGACCCATATCGACCAGAAGATTTTTAAAAAAACTGTTGATAAATGTCAAAAACTGTTATATATAGTATTCTGTTCTTTGACATTGTTAGAAGTTTTTATTGGAAGCGTGGGTGAGTGGTTGAAACCTACAGTCTTGAAAACTGTCGTACCGCAAGGTACCGTGGGTTCGAATCCCACCGCTTCCTCCAGTTTGGGGATATAGTCCAACGGCAGAGACAGGGCACTTAAAATGCCTCCAGTGTGAGTTCGAATCTCACTATCCCCACCAATGCCCCTTGGTGTAATTGGCAACACGCCTGATTTTGATTCAGGAAAGTCCAGGTTCGAGCCCTGGAGGGGCATCCATTTTTAGAAAGGTTATATAATGAGTGATATTGTAGCAGTAGACCAACTTCGTCTGTTCATCGAACGCATCGAAACTATCGAAGCTGAAATTGATGTGAAAAAGACTGACCGTAAGGAAGTCTATTCTGAATTGAAGGGCCAAGGCTTTGATGCCAAGGCCGTTCGTAAGATTGTGCGCCTTCGTAAGTTGGAAGCACATGTCAGACAAGAAGAAGATATGATCCTAGATACATATCGCAACGCGGTCGGCGTATGAAATTTATCGCTTGACATTTACCTGCGAATCAGCTATAAAGAGAATGTAGTCAGAGAGAAAGTGATTCGTTATGGAAGTTTTTGCGTTGTTAGGTGAGTTTGATCTCCACGGTTCGCTGTTGTTAGGTGTGTATTCTTCTGAGGAAGAAGCGCGGACTGCCTACGGTGTTTATACTCGTGACGGTGATAATTTCATCGATGCCTACTACATCGAACGTCGAGTAGTCGGCGCAGTTGTAGATGCCGATGCGTATCGGACCTACATCGGTTAAAGTTTACAGACGAGTAGCTCAATGGTTAGAGCCGACCGCTCATAACGGTTTGGTTGGGGGTTCGAGTCCCTCCTCGTCTACCAGTTTAACATGGACGATT